CTGCTGTTAATGGTGTGCCAACTGTGTCTTGGATAATAATTACACCACCTTGACTATGCGATAAGAACAACTCTCCGTCAGATGTTATGCCTGCACTAACATGAGGCACTGCTGCCGCAGAAACTGCTGTGATAAAGTCAGATGGTGTGCTTCCTAAAATTGTTGCGGTCACAGGCACTGATAGTGCATTAGAACCACTTGTGCTGGCTGATATTGAAAAAGCAGAACTACTAACAAACACTGGGTTTTGAACAGCACCAGCAACATTAGTTGCACCTGTTGATCTACGACGCCACAAGTGAAGCGTTTGTGTCATATCCATAAGTGCATCAAATTGTGCATAGGTAGCATTAGCAGGAATATTTCTTCCGCCGCCACTAGGATCTAAAGCATAGTTTGCGGCTGCGTCGCTTGCGTATACAGGGCAAGCCTGTGTTACAAAGTCACCTAAAGTTGTATCCCAACGGCTAACAACTATATTTGCTCCGTTGTTAGTTGCAGTGGTCTTAAACCATAAACTACCTGTAGGACGAGGGAATGTATCAGTCAAGCGCCATCTAGGCACAGTGTAGTTTGGACTTTGTTGTAGATCTGGAGTATAATAACTTCGTTCAGTAATACCTAAATCAGTTAAAGGTGTTCCAACTGAATTTTCAATAGTAACAATACCACCATCTGCTGTTGATCCGTCACTGGTAGCATTACTATCTGCAAAAATTGTAAAACGTCCTCCAATATTTTCTGCAACTATACCAGGAATTGAAGCTGCATTTACTTGAGTTACTAAATTGTCAACGGTGTTGTTAGGTATACCAGGAATAGTGAACGCAGTTCCATTAATAGACAACACACCACCAACACCCAATGATGCAGGTGCAGTTGATCCTTGAACTGTTGGCCAAGATAATTTCCAAGCATCGCTACCAACTAACACCCAATTATTATCAGAATTTTTGTAATAACAGGGATTGAAAAAATTCGTTGCGTTAACAGCGTAATCACCAATACTACCAATTGACTGTAAAGGTAGAGTACTAGGTGCATCTTCAACTTGAGACAACGAAGTTAATACCAAAGGAACTTTACGAACAAATGCAGAAGTTGTTGCGTTCCACTCAAAGAATCCAAAACTTGTTGTTGCAGTGTCAAACCAATATGTTCCTGAATCTGGGTCGCCAGTTGGGCGTGAGAGACTTGCTGTTAATTCAGCTAGATCAATATCTACTCGCTGTACGTAACACTGATTTGTCAATCCCAAAGCCGAGTAAGCAGCAAGCAATCCATATTCGTTTAACTCATATCCATTAATTGCTGTGCCAGTTGTAGTCTTGTAAAAGAATGGATTACCATAAGTAGCTGCAAGATCTCTTTGACTTGTGATTAGATAAATTTTGTTAGCATTGGCTTCGAGCGTACCAGGGGCAACGCCTACACCAGAACCTTGAACTTTGTTCGAGGCTGTGGCCAACAAAATGTAAGGAACGGTATTGGTGGCGGATGGAAGATAGTTACTCTCGTCAATAACGGTAACTTGTACGCCAGGTGATGTAAGTGCCATAAATGCTTCCTTTAAAAAGTTAATGATATTTAGTGGAAAAACTAAAAACCACCGTCTGTGTCTACCCTTTGCAAAGGTTTCATGTAAATACAGAGTGAAAAGACCTATTTGTTCAGTGTGTCAGCAACGGTTTCGTGCAATCAACTATTATCGTGATGGTATTGCCCACTACAGAACTCGTTGTGAGTACTGTATTAAAAAAAGCAGGCAGCTCAAACCACCAAAGCCAAGATGGCAGTTACGCGGTTTTAAAAAAAGAAATACCTGTGACCTATGCGGATTTAGAAGCAGGTATACTAGTCAAATTGTAGTATACCATATTGATGGTGATTTGAATAATTCCGAGCTTACTAATTTAAGATGTGCGTGTCGAAACTGTGTAGAAGTTTTGATAAGAAGTGATACTAGCTGGCGGCGAGGTGATCTTGAACCAGATTTTTGAGTTGGGCATAAAGATCGTCAACACTGGTATTATTTGTCACTATGCCGTCCCAAATTTGGCCAATCCAAGCCCACTCTGAATTATGAACGTTTGGGTACTTTTGTTCCATTAATTGATTAGCATCTTCAAGAAGCCATTGTTGATCCCAAGAAGTACTGTTTTCCAATAAAGCGCAGTCGTACCACTCGGGCAACTGTCCTCTTTGAATCCAGTAAATTCTGCCTCCTATATTTCTAATTGCAGCTATTTCATTGGGAAATCTTACATCAGTAATTACTATATTATTTTTGTTAGATCTAAGACGATTTTCTAATGCAGCGATCCAGATATCATTATGAAATGCTTCGCGGCATAGATTTGTGCCCCAATGTTGTAGAACCCATCTTGGGGTAAGTTCGGGCATCTGCAATCGTTGACTCCACCACGGATCAACTTGTTCTCGCCATGCTCTACTTTCAGCAGTGCGCCCTTCTAGTAGCTGCCTATCCCATCCAAACACTACACTTACTGCATCCTTTAACGCACTGGCAAAACTATCACGTACAAATCCATGCGAGTTTACAAGATAATCAGCAGCAGTATCTTTACCAGTGCCAATTAAACCAACGAATCCTATAATCATGCTAGTTCCTTTATTTTTAAGAATTCTAATGTGTCATGCAAAAGATCAATTTGTCTACGGCAGTCTTCTAGGGCATGATGACTAGCTGGATATTTTTGTAAGTCAGGCCACAATGAATATATTGTTCTAGCATCACGCACGTGATAGTACTGCCAGGGCAAGGCCATGTTGTAACTTTTGAAAGCATGTTCAAGTATATTCATGTCAAAAGTAGGACCATTTGCCCAGACACGTTTACAGTGCCAAATTATTTTGGTCAAATTTTGTAAAGCAACTTCAAGAGGAATTCGATCTTGTTCGTTAAATGCTTCGTTTTTAGCTTCTAAAGGCTGAGTGGCCCACCAATCAATTGTGCTTTGTTCAATTTTGCGACTGGGTTGACTATCAATGTCAACTCGGCAATAAAAATGTTGAAGTTTTAGTAAATCGTGACGTACAAGCGGATCAAAACATTGCGCAGCAATAGTAAGGATACAAGCTTCGGGGCCAGTTCCAACTGTCTCAATGTCTATCATAATATCCATAAAGCAAGTATAACATAAAACTCACTTGCTTTCTAGACACTTTGAAAAGATGTTAACCAATAACCCAAGTCAACGGCTGGCTAGCATCTACATACAGTTTAAGTTCTTCTAGGCACTTTTCAATGGATTCTTTGGCTTCGGCTTTTAGAGCTTGCCCATTCATAGTAGAGCCACCTTGAGGCCCAGCGTATTGAGCAAACTTTTCACGAGCTTCGCCAACCATCAATTTACATGTGGCAGTGAAGTAATCTCTAATCCACTGTGATATTTGAAAATCACTCAGTAAGTTTATTTCGGGTTTTAGATTATAAGTCCAAAGTAGGACCCATTCACCAGTACCTTTAATATCTCTAATTAGTTGCAGCCTTTTTGTAACCGGATTAAAAGTGTAGTTAATATAACCACCAAACATGCGAGCAGCTAATTCAACATATTGCGTATAAAAGTCATAAGTGGCCAATCCACCAGATTGGTTAAAGTTCAACAGATACACCTGCATTTGAGCCTGACTAAACGGGTCAAAATTACTTGCAAACGGCCCTGTGGCTAATCCAAACTGTCTACGAAATATCTGTCTTACCGAAACAACTTCCTGTGGCAATGTGTATATGTCAACACTTTGCTCTAACTGCATAAAACTGTAGCTTTCTTCGTAGGCGTTTTGCGCCCTTTGACGATAAGTTCCTATGGTTTTTTGATATGCTGTTTCATAATGCTCAGGATCAAGTTCAATATCAATCATTTGATCGCCTAATAGTAGGCGAGCATAATCAATAAGATTTTGTTTTAGTTGATCAAGTGAAGTAATTTCTTGTGCCATGGACAAATCCTTGTCCAGTATTTACCGAATCCTTAACAGCACCAGGTTCTCATTGCCCCGTCCATTAAATTTAGTTTCAGTAGACTTAATTTCCTTAAAGAACTTACGGGCAGCTGGAGCACCGCCTGACATTAGAGCTTTTATTTGTTCAGCAGGTTTTCTAAGGGTTTTTTGTACTGAATTAGTAGCATCAAATCCCAACAATGCACTGCTTTTGACAGATAGACTGTTGATGTGTGTATCTGCTACAACATAAATTAGTTTTCGTTTTTTAGTATCATAGAGCCATGCTTCTGTAGCACCCACAAGCTTAGTGACATTTTCAGAAGT